CGATCTCTTTATATTTTCCCCGGGGGATATTTGAAAAAAAGCAATTTAAGCCCAAATAGTGTTTGAACGAGCCTATGAGTATTTTTAGCTCTGTTTTTCTCTCGACTCCTTTCGGCAGAAGTTCCTGAAAGTGCTCGTAGACTCATTCAAACACTATTACAACTTATATATTCTTAAAGAAAGGAGTTCATAACCGTGGAATACACATTTGAAAATGGCGTGATGATGGGACTCACTCTTGCAAGTGCAAACAATTCCGAAAGTTCTGACGATATTTCAAAGATACGAGACCCAAAACTTAGATATGTTTTACAGAACGGAATACTGCAAGGTGAATGTAAATTAACTAACACTTACAGTGAAAAGTTTTTTTATGGCTTTTGTCCACTTCTCAAACAGAACGAAGCAAATGCATTCGTATATGGTATTAGCGATTATAGCGAATTAATGAAAATTACAACTAGTAACCGCTATAGTTATAATTGGTATAACAAGTCACGCGTTGGAGATAGTGGAGTAGGAACCAAATATGTTTTACAGGTTTGGACATCTACTGTTTATTACAAGAATGGAACTCCTTATGGATGTAGCTTCAGCATAAACAGCGGACAAAGCAATATTTCATTTTCATGGAATGTAATTGCGCAATACGCTAATAAAACTCAATCAGGTAGTGTAGTTGGTGTATACGCATATCCTACTTATGCTTATACTGACATTGTTTTAACCTTGCCGGATCCTATAGAATCATTTACTGCTGAATATTCTTGGGACTACAACTATGGAATAGATGGTCCGGATAATCCAAAGGACATTTCTGGTACCAGTACTCCAATTCGTGCTTCTTTTAAGAAATGGACATGTAAACTAAACTATGAAACATATGACGTTATAAACTCAGACGGAACGGTGACAAAAAAGAATGACTATTCAAAAGTCCCAAAAATATATCTTGATCAAGAAACTATGGTTGAGTATACAGATGTTGTTGTCGGTCATGCTGCTGGTGCTACTGCTCATTTTCCAGGGTTCACTAGGAGAACCATATACACCGATCTGTCCGAGGCAGAACTTTGCAGAATGGAAAAAGAATACATGACAGAAGTTGTACAAATTGTAAATGCTACTGATTCCGCCGGTTTTAAATCTACTATACAGGACATCAATGCATATGTAAATTGGGCAGAAAGGAGCTGGCCAACAAATGCAATATAGTTTTCAAGAAGGACTATTATGCGGTCTCTTAATGATTCACAATTCGGGTAATTACGATTCTAATAAAAATTATAGGCCATTAAATGACCCATTATTTAACTATATTTTAGAGAAATATACCCCTAAAGTTGAAATAATAATGACACCGCATTACACATACAAATACTATCATGATGTAACACCATTCTATTCTAATGATGACATTATATTATGGAAGGGCATTCAGCATAATAAATTTAGAATGCGTACAGATAGTAGTGGTTATATTGTTAAAGGACCAGACAACTATGCTCAAGGTACAATGTTAAGATCTTTCTATAAAGCAATTAATTCTCAGGCTTTTGAGAATTTTACAATGAAAGTATGGTATAGAGACGGCGAACCAATAATAGGTCAACTATTAGGTGGCCAAACTTTTGCTAATAATAACCCACTATTTCATGATAAACAAAAAGAGGTAAATGGAAAAACAGTATATTTAGGCACCATATGCTATCCTAGGTATGCCATAAAAGATATGACGGTAACTCAATCAGACCCAATAGGTATATTTGAGCAGTCATACTATGTAAGTTCAGCTACAATTAAAAAAAGAAGTATTGCATTACCAGAAGGAGCTGTTAATCCATCCACTATAACCGTAACTTATAATCAAGGAATTAATCTGACTCACCCTTCCAATTTTGATTCGATGATATTTAATTATACTCCAGAAAGTGGTTACACTGTGGCACCTGAAAGTCCTCCTGCTGATTGGTCTGGAGATCCGGTGATATTTCCAAATTCATTTGAACAAAAAACATATACCGTAAGAGGCGAAAGTATGACCACCGCTCCTGATTTTTCGATTGCTTCAACTGGCGGACAAATATTTTGTGAACTGACCCCAAACGAATTCCATGAATGCGAGCTCGAGCTTATAAATCAGCAATATGAAAAAGCCAAAAGTAAATACAGAGTATACGACATACCAAGTTTTATATTACCCAAAGGTTTTACAAATGAAGACTTACCTCCGGAAATAAACAGAAAATTACCAACAACCTAAACGAAAGGAGTGTTTCCGATGCGACGCAAAATGGATCCAGATAGATGCAACCGTGAGAGAAAGTTGCGTCCAGCGTTAACTGAGGAAGCTAGAGAAAGTCAGATGATAGCGTTGGCTGTTGATCTTGTTGAAGAACGGCTTCTCAATGGAACCGCGTCGTCACAAGAAACAACCCACTATCTAAAGCTTGCTTCAAGTAAGCACAAACTTGAGCTCGAGAAGCTCAGAGAAGAAAATCGACTTCTTCAAGCAAAGACCGAATCTATTCAGTCTGCTAAAAGAGTTGAAGAACTATACGCCGAAGCTATAAATGCTATGCGTAGGTATACAGGTAATATGTCACGTTGCGAAGATGAGGATGACTATGATGATACTTAAGACATACAGCGAGTTAATCAAGTTACCAACATTCGAGGAACGTTTCGAATACCTCAAACTTACGGGAAGTATAGGTATTGATACCTTTGGCTTCGACAGGTTCATAAATCAAAACTTCTATAATTCCTATGAATGGCGAACATTCAGAAGAAAAATTATTATCCGCGATAACGGTGGAGATATAGCATGTCCGGATAGGCCTATAAGTGGCCGAATCATTCTCCATCACATCAACCCCATCACGAAGGAAGATCTTCTTAGAAAGAAATCCTGTCTGATGGACCCTGAGAACATTGTTTGTGTGTCTCATCTCACTCACAATGCTATACATTATGGCAACGCTGCACCAGAAGAATTCAAGCTGGTTGAACGTAAGCCAAACGATACTTGCCCATGGAGGTGAAAATTCAAAATGGATAGTATCTTGACATCTGTTAAGAAAATCATTGGTATCGCTGAGGAAGATGAATCTTTCGATGTCGATCTAATCATTCACACAAACAGCATACTTATGACACTGAACCAGATTGGTATTGGACCAGAAGAAGGATTTTACATACGAGACAAATCAGCCGTATGGGGAGACTTTATTACGGAGAATACTAACATGGAAGCAGTTAAGTCATATGTCGGCTTGCGAGTACGGATGGTATTTGACCCGCCTGCCAATGGTTCTGTAGCAGAAGCAATCAAATCAACAATAGCAGAACTTGAATGGAGGCTTTACTCCGAATCTAACTATCATAAAAAGACGGAGGTGACAGAATAATGGATTTGCCAACCGTCATTGGCTGGGTTATGGCTGCTTTCTTTGGAGGTTCAGGACTTGTTGGTCTGTTGATGATGAAACCTAAAAGAGTAGTTGAGCACGCTCTTAATCAGGAGGAAGAAGATCGTAGACGTCTTGACACCGTCGATGAATGCAGTAAAACAATCAAGGCGATTCAGGAAGAACAGTCAATACAGTGTTTCTGCATACTCGCTTGTCTTAAAGGTCTTGCTGAGCAGGGATGCAATGGACCTGTTCATGAAGGTATTGTCAAAATGGAAGAATACCTGAATTCCAGAGCGCATAATCATGATTGAAAGGAGAAAATTAAAATGAAAATTGATTGGGCTAGAAAGCTCTCAAGCAGAAAACTTTGGATTGCTATCGCAGGATTCGTTAGCGGTCTTATTATGGTATTCGGTGGTACTGAGACAATGGCGTCGACTGTAAGCGGTGTCATTCTTCAGGGTGCTGCTGTTCTTGGTTATCTCATTGCTGAAGGACTCGCCGACTCGGCACATACCAGCGATGTAATCGAAGTCGTTGAGACTGAGGTACCTATAAAGGATTAATCATTTTACAATACTACCGAAAGGAGGATAAGTATGTATTATTCTGATGAACTGTACCATTATGGTACACTCGGCCAGAGATGGGGCGTAAGACGATACCAGAATAAAGATGGATCTCTGACTAAGGCAGGACTTAGGCGATACGGTACTGTAGAGAACTATAATAGAGTTCAGAAGGCCGTCGCTAAAGCTGTTAAAGATAAAGAAGACGCAAGACTCAGAGCCAATGTCGAAAAAGACATAAATAAAGCTAAAAAGCGATATGGAATAATGACACCAGAAGAAAAGAGAGCTGATGAAGCTCGTAAGGCGGCTAAAAAAGCTCGTATCGATGCAAAAAACAAAGCTAAAGAGGCTCAGGAAAACGAAAAAGCAAAAGCCAAAGAGGCTAAAGATGCTGAAGCAAAACAGGTTAAAGAAGCTAATGACTTAAAGAAGAAGTCGATAAACGATATGTCAGACGATGAAATTCGTCAGGCAATCGCAAGACTTCAGCTTGAAAATCAGCTTAAATCGTTAACACCTAAAACGGTTTCTAAAGGTGAGAAATTTAAACAGCTTCTTAACGATGTTGTAGTACCTCCTCTTAAAACTGGTGCTAAGAATGCTCTTGATAAGGCTATAAATAAATACCTTGATGACGCATTCAAGACTAAAGTTCCCGAAACGGAAGCGCAGAAATATGAGCGGTTAGCTAAGGAAGCCAAGAATCGTTACGATTACGAAAATAGTAAGTTCCAGTTGGAGGATCTTAACAGAAGAAGAGAGCGAATTAAGAACGGTGACGAGAACCCTGATGAAACCGAATCTCAGAGGCTACAGCGTGAAGCTAATGACGCTCAGAATCGGTACAAGCTGGCAAACCAAACGAGAAACCTTGCCCGATTGCAGAACGAAATCCGAAACGAGAGATTGGAAAGCTATCGTACGAAAGGTGTTTCTGTTAATAGAAACGGCAGAAACATGAAAATCCATTTGAACACCCCAGATCAACAGCATAGATATACACTTGCCAGATCTAGGAATACAAGAAATGGTAGCGTAGCACGTGCTATTGGAACTGCTATCGGCAGAACATCAGCTGCTATAACTAATGCTAGAAATAACAGAAGATTGAGGAATGCCACTCAGACTGTCGATAGCAACGCTAATATGAGGTTAACATACGGCAGAAGAGGGTCTGCATATAATCGAAATGCTATGACCCCCGATGAAGGAACAAGAGGCGGAAGTTATAATAATCATTTAAGGAACAACGAAGACTGGCTTCTTGAAATGATACGTCAAGGACGTAACCCATTCTAAAGTCAAAATGGAGAGGTGAATCTTATGGCGTTATCTAATACTGCTACGCCGATATATTACGGCCAGTTTAGGGACGCCGTAATTCGTGGAGAAATACCAGTAAATCGTTACATCTCTTTAGAGATGAATCGAATAGATGGTCTTATAGAAGATCCAACTATCTACTATGATGACGAAGCTATAAATGGGTTTATTGAATACTGCGAAAATGAATTGACGCTTACTAACGGCGAAGACCTAAAGCTTCTCGATTCATTTAAACTCTGGGCTGAAGAGATATTTGGCTGGTATTATTTTGTTGAACGTAGTGTATATGTTCCTAATGAAGATGGCTATGGTGGCCATTACGAAACTCGTAAAATAAAAAAGCGTCTGATCAATAAACAATTTTTGATTGTCGCTAGAGGTGCTGCCAAGTCGATGTATGAATCGTGTTTACAGAGTTACTTCTTAAACATCGATACTACAACTACGGAACAAATAACCACAGCTCCGACAATGAGACAGGCTGAAGAGGTAATGTCTCCAATCAGAACGTCTATAGTTCGAGCCCGTGGCCCGCTGTTTAAGTTCCTAACAGAAGGCTCTCTTCAGAATACAACTGGTTCTAAAGCAGATAGAGTCAAGCTGGCATCAACCAAGAAGGGTATCCAGAACTTTCTTACTGGATCCATTCTAGAAGTAAGAGCTATGTCAATAGACAAACTCCAAGGATCTAGAGCGCCGTATTGGTCGATCGATGAATGGCTATCTGGTGACATAAGAGAAGATATTATAGGTACTGCTGAGCAGGGCGCTTCTAAAAACGAAGACTGGCTAATCATCGCCACAAGCTCCGAAGGTACAGTTCGTAATGGACCTGGCGATACAATCAAAATGGAGTTAATGGACATACTTAAAGGAGATTACATAAACCCTCACGTGTCCATATGGTGGTATGCACTCGATGACATTGACGAAGTAAAAAATCCTGCGATGTGGATCAAAGCGAATCCTAATCTTGGAAAGACGGTATCGTATGAAACGTATCAGCTTGACGTTGATAGGGCTGAAAAAGCACCAGCCTCTAGAAACGATATTCTCGCTAAACGTTTTGGTATACCAATGGAGGGTTACACATATTTCTTCAGTTATGAAGAAACTCTTCCTCACAGACGCCAAGACTTTTGGAAGATGCCGTGTGCACTCGGTGGCGATTTATCGCAGGGTGATGACTTCTGTGCATTTACTTTCTTGTTCCCTTATAGAGATTGTTTTGGTATAAAAACAAGAAACTACATAACGGAAAGAACCCTTATGAAGTTGCCTGCTGCTATGAGAGAGAAGTATAATACTTTCTTAAAAGAAGGAAGCCTTGTTGTCATGCCAGGTACAATTCTTGACATGATGGAAGTATACGACGATCTCGATAATCATATAATTCAACAACAATATGACGTTCGTTGCTTTGGATATGACCCATATAATGCTAAGGAATTTATCGAACGCTGGGAACGTGAAAACGGTCCTTATGGAATTGAAAAAGTAATCCAAGGAGCGAAGACAGAATCGGTTCCTTTGGGTGAAATCAAGAAACTGTCTGAAGACAGAAAATTGCTTTTCGATGAAGATCTTATGGCGTTTGCGATGGGCAACTGTATTACCCTCGAAGACACAAACGGAAACCGTAAACTTCTTAAGAAACGATATTCTGAAAAGATTGATGCTGTTGCAGCTATGCTTGATGCATATGTAGCATATAAGCTCAATCGCGAAGTCTTCGAATAAAACTGTAAGGAGGATGAAATATGTGAATGATACGTTAGTACATCATGGCGTAAAGGGACAAAAATGGGGCGTAAGACGACGTAGCAGAAAAAAAAGCAAACGCCGTTCTAAAGCTAAATTTAAGAAACGACTAAAAAAAGCTGCTGGTATAGCTGCTAAATGGACTCCAAAAATATTTCCAGTTGTAGCAACTGCTATATCTATTGGAAGTATGCCCATTACTGCACCCGTCGTGTTAACCATGGCTAGTACAGGAGCTTATTTTGTAGATAGCGTTTTATCTTCAATGCCGGATAAAAAATAATAAAATACTGTAATGGAGGTGATATGATGCGTGATGACGAACTTCTACATTATGGTGTTTTGGGTATGAAATGGAGAGTAAGAAAAGATCGATCAAAAACAGTGTCCAAAGCTTATAAAAAGCTTGAACGTTTGGATTCTGATATAGAACGAAGAACTGAACAAGCTGATGCAGCAGTAACAAGAGCGAATCGTGGTGTTGCATCACGGTATAAAAGATTGAAGCGAAGAGCCGATCGTTTACAATATGCTGCTGATAGAAGAAGTCGTGGCTTATTTCGAAATGAAAGACGAGCAGAAGTGCTTCAAGGAAGAGCAGACCGTGTAAGATACAGAGCGAATCGTTATCGAAATGTTGCGGAACGTCGAATAAATGCTGCTGATAGAGCGGTAAGTCAAGAAAGACGTGCCATTGCTAGGGCTAAACGATGGGCTGATAGCATGGAAAGTGTACTTGGCCCTATGAAGATGTCGGAGTTTGACAAAGATCAGATAAGAATTGCGAAAAAGTACCTGGACCTCGAATAACTTCAAAATGGAGGTGAAGACATGCCAAGAGAATGCTTATATGGGTTAGAACGCGGTGCGAGAAGACTCGCCGACGACGAACTCATGCATTGGAAGTACATCAAAAAAGAGAAAAAGTCAAATGGTAAATGGAGATATTACTATGACGAAGTAAAGAATTTCGTTAAGGGAACCAACAATGTATATGACAACATAAACAGTCGGACATATGATCAGAAGGTTGCTGAAATTTCTAATACTCCGGAATGGCAAGAAATCGTAAAGAACCAAGATCCAGAATACGTTTATACCGATGCTAATGGCAAAAAAGTATATGACATTGACAGCTACATGATGAATAAAAAGCATCCAATCATAGACGGTCTCACAGACTTTGGAATGGGTCGAAAGATAACTATCACTAAACAGGACAAAAATACGGTTCTTGCTGGTACCAAAGATTATGTTAACATGGGAAAACGAACTGTAATGAACCTAATGACTGCTGGCGTAGGTCTATTAACGATGGGCCTCAAAAATCAGCAGGGTAGTTATGATAAGAAGAAACGTGAGATACGTTCCAAAGTTGAAGCAGGCAAAAAAGTAGTAAATGATATTCTCGATATATATAGTAAAGCTACATCGCCAACTACACAGGCCAAAGCAAAAGCAACTGGAAATTTAGCTCTTGATATCGGAAAGCGTTTCTTAACAAATTTGTTAACTGGAAGATCGTAAGGGGTGACGGTGTGACTGATTACATATGCCATTACGGTATCCTTGGACAAAAATGGGGTATAAGAAGATACCAGCGAAAAGATGGTAGACTTACTTTGCTCGGACAAAGACGCTTTAGAGCTGTTTCTAAGAATCGCAAACTTCAAAAGAAACAAACCAAAAGAGCTATCGATATGTTTGAAAAAGAAACTAAAAAAGTTTCTAAGAAAGTAAAACGCTATGAAAGAAAAGGCGAGAAATACGCGGATAAAACCAATTATTATCGTGATATCGAGAATCAACTCTCAACTCGATTGAGCGATATAAAAAGTGGAACCATGAGAGCAGGACGAGATTTTATCGTTCAGTCTGAAATTCTAAAGGTTCCATATGTTTATATATTCGCTACAGGGCCAAGAGTAGCAACATTCGACATATCAAGACATAAATACATTGAAAAGAAAAGATAAATGGAGGTGATCAACTTGAACTTTTTTGAACGAATCCAGAATGGTTGGAATGCGTTTATGAGTAGAGCTCCTACTCAGATATATGATTCCAGTTATGGAAGTTATTATCGTCCAGATAGGATGCGTTATAGTAGAGGTAGTGAAAAAACAATAGTTACTGCCATGTATAATCGTATAGCTATGGACGTAGCTTCTATAAATATTCGTCATTGTCGTCTTGATGATGGTGGACGATACATGTATGATATGAAATCTGGACTTAATGAATGCCTATCGCTATCCGCAAATATTGATCAGACAGGTAGGGCTTTCATGCAAGATGCTGTCTCATCCATGCTTGATGAGGGGTGTGTTGCATTAGTTCCAGTAGATACATCGTGTAACCCGATAAATAACAATTCCTATGATATTTATTCATTACGAGTGGGTAAAATCGTAGAATGGAAACCTACTACCGTACTGGTTCGAGTATATAACGATCGGACCGGAAATAAGGAAGACATTTGGTTACCTAAGAATTGTGTCGGTATTGTTGAGAATCCGCTTTATGCTGTTATCAACGAACATAATTCCACCATGCAGAGACTTATAAGAAAGTTAAGTCTGCTTGACATGACGGACGAACAGATTGCTTCTGGAAAACTTGATCTTATCATTCAGCTCCCATATGTAATCAAGTCTGATGCCCGTAGAGAGCAGGCTGAACAGCGAAGAAAAGAAATCGAAATGCAACTGGCAGGATCTAAATACGGTATTGCATATACCGATGGCACTGAGAAGATCACCCAGCTAAACCGCTCGCTGGAAAATAACCTCATGAAGCAGATCGAATACCTTACGACTATGGTATACAGTCAGATAGGTATGACACAGGCCATACTTGATGGCACAGCTGATGAGCAGACGCAGCTTAACTACAATAACAAGACAATCGAACCGATAGTTTCGGCATTTGTCGAAGAGATGAGAAGAAAGTTCTTAACTAAGACCGCTCGTACACAAGGTCAATCCATCATAGCATTCAGAGACCCGTTCAAGCTCGTTCCGGTAAACAATATCGCTGAAATAGCAGATAAGTTTACACGTAATGAGATACTCACCTCTAATGAAATAAGACAGATCATCGGTATGAAGCCGTCCGAAGATCCTAAGGCTGATATGCTTGTAAATAGTAATATTTCTCAATCCAAACAAATGGAACAGCAGCGGATGAACAATCCGGATGGACAGGCCGAAGACATCGAAAGTCAAAATGGAGGATATGAAAATGAATAATGAACTCTATCACCATGGCATAAAAGGTCAGAAATGGGGGAGTAAGACGGTACCAGAATCCTGATGGAACTCTCACTCCTGCTGGTAAGAAGAGATACGGAGAAGATTACGAATATGGTGGTAAAATAAATGCTTCCATGCAGATAAAACAGGATTTAATGAATAAAATAATTCCTGGTATGTCTATAGCGTCAACATCTCTTTCTGGTGGATTAGGAGTATTTACTCTCGGTATGCTAACTGGAAATCCATTGGTTGCTGCAGGAGCAGGTGTCGCATCTAGTATTTTAGGATTTGCTGGCTCAATGAAAATGTCTAAAGCATTGGATAACAAATTTTCTAAAGAACTTGGTTATAAGAGTTCTGAACATATGAAAAAGCAGTACAGAGCTTATGAAAGAAAAACATATGGTGAAACGTCTTTTGGCGATTAAAAGTATTTTATAAGGAGGTAATTCAAAATGGGCATTGCATGTGACTTTTCTGGCTATGCAACCAGAAACGATCTCCTTTGTGGAGACGGAAGAGTCATCAAAAAAGATGCTTTCAAGCATAACGACGGTAAGACTGTTTCTCTGATTTGGAACCACGACCATAACAACCCTGATGCGGTTCTTGGTCATGCGGTTCTTGAGAACAGAGACGATGGCGTTTATGCTTATGGTATCTTTAATGATACCGAACAGGGCAAAACCGCAAAAGCACTCGTTCAGCACGGTGACGTATGCTCACTTTCTATCTGGGCTAATAAGCTCAAGCAGAACGGCAACGAGGTTGTACACGGTGAAATCCGTGAATTAAGTCTGGTGCTCGCAGGAGCTAATCCTGGTGCATATATAGACTTCGTGATGGCACATGGTGAAGACTCCGATGAGGCTTCCGAATTGTTTGCCAGCTACGACGAACGCATTATTATACATTCTGACGATAAGTCAGATACTACTGAAAAGGAGGATACACCCAAGATGGCTAATGAAGCAAACAACACGAACAACGAAAAGACCGTGAAGGAAGTATTCGATACTCTTACTGAGGAGCAGAAGAATGTTGTATACGCTATGATTGGCATGGTACTTGAAGACCAGAACGACGATAACGAAGAGGAGGAACCCGCTATGAAGCACAATGTATTCGACAACGACACTTACGATGATTCTACCTACATCTCTCACTCTGATGAGATGGACATCATTTCTATGGCTAAGACACCCGGCATAGGCTCTCTACAGCAGGCTCTCGCAGCTTTCGCTGACAGCAGAAATCTATCTCACGCAGCATTCGATGACGAAACTCTCGACACACTGCTCCCTGAGTACCAGCTCATCGATCCCAAGGAACCCAAGATTCTCTATGACGATGACACTTGGGTAAGCTCTGTAATCAACGGCGTACATAAGTCTCCCGTTGCTCGTGTAAGAACAAGAAGAGCTGATGCAAGAAAGGCTGAGCTCTCTGCAAAGGGTTACACTAAGGCATCTAAGAAGACTGATATGAAGAAGATCCAGCTGCTGGGCAGAACTCATGACGCTCAGACAATCTATATCAAGGACACTCTCAACAGAGATGATATTCTGGACATCACAGATTTCGATGTTGTTGCATATCAGTGGAAGCTGATGAGACATACTCTCGATCAGACTCTTGCTACAGCTATGCTCGTCGGTGACGGCAGAGATGACGTTGATCCTGACAAGATCAAGGAAGATCACATCAGACCTATCTGGAAGGATGACGAAATGTACTGCATCCACCAGGATGTTGATATCGCTGCACAGAAGGCTAAGCTCCAGGGTACCAATACTGGCGCTAACTTCGGCGACAACTATATTTATGCTGAGGCTATCATCGAGGCTGCTCTGTACTCCAGAGAGAAGTACAAGGGTTCTGGCAACCTTACATTCTACTGCACACCTCACCTGCTTAATGTTATGCTTCTTGCTCGTGACCTTAACGGCCGCAGAATCTACAGCTCTAAGTCTGATCTCGTTGCTGCACTCAACGTTAAGAACATTATCACTGTTGAGCAGTTCGAAGGCCTTACAAGAACTACCGAAGACAGCAAGACAAAGAAGCTCCTCGGTCTGTTTGTCAACATGGCTGACTATCAGCTCGGCTGCGTAAAGGGCGGCGAAATCACAAGATTCGACCAGTTCGACATCGACTTTAACCAGCAGAAGCTTCTGCTTGAAACAAGATGCTCTGGCGCACTTGTTGAGTGGTATTCTGCTATCGCTCTCGAGGAAGACGTTACCAGCATCTAAGCAAAAAATTCAAAATGGAGGTAAACACACATGTACAGAGTAGTTAGACGTACCGGAGACATCTTCGGTGATGAACCTCATGTATGTGAATTTGTATGTGATACTTCCGATGACGTCGCTACCCTCCCTACTTCAATAGCGGAGGGTACCGGCGGTAAATCTAAGTATGACAACCAGAAATGCTCGGCGGGTTCTACTGCCATCATCGCAATAAATTCTGGTTCAAATTCTTATATTCTCAACAATTCCGACGTCTGGATTGCACAGAGTTCTGGAAGTTCTGGTTCTGGTGGATCATCTGGAGAAGATACAGGTCCTAAAATCTATCCCCTGGATACGAATGGAATGCCGACAGGCGATGTCACAATTTCTGAAGGAATTACCAGAATAGGATCGAATGGTATCGGCAACTATGGTCCTTTTGAAAAGAATGCCAAGGTTACCTCTATCAAATTACCAAAAAGTATGACAGAAATTGGTGACTACGCATTTTCAGAATGTACTAATCTGACATCTGTCATATTCCCTAAAAACTGTAACATAACCAGAATAGCTTCGTACGCTTTTAATTATACAAGTTTGAAAGAGATGCGTATACCAGATTTAATTACAGAAATCGGAAATTTTGCATTCGGCTATAGTGGTGTAAATACTATAAATTTCGGTAATGCCAACGTATCGTTAAGGAGCAACGTATTTTACAAGAGCGGGTTAGAAAATATAAACTTTGGAGTTGGAAATATACTGTTAACTGGTGGAAATATATTTAGTTATTGTACAGGATTGATTTCGGTATTTATACCAGCCAACGTTACATTCAGTACGAACACGTCGTCAATATTTTACAATGATACAAAATTGGAATCCATCGTATTTGATGACAGCCATCAAACAGATTTCATTCCTGCCTCTTTTGCAAATTACTGCTCTGCTTTGAAAACGTTTGTTTTTCCACCAGCAGTAAAGACAATAAAAAGTTCAGCTTTTTGCTATTCTGGCTTGGAAAATCTTGTAATTCCAGAGGGTGTTACCATGGTTGAACAGTCAGCATTCTCTTATATGAATTCGCTTACATCCGTAACACTCCCATCATCTCTAACTTCTATAAAGTATTCTCCTGGCGCAAACGCCGACGCATTTCAGTGTTCGAAAGCAATCACCACAGTAAATCTTGGTGAAGGCTTTATGGCTAATCTTTCGTTGGCTACTCAGGTGGCATTGTCACAGGAATCAGTCGCTGATATTGCATCAAAACTGTACGATTATACAGATGATACAAATACACACAAAATTTGTTTCAATGCTGCGGTATACGATGCAATCCCTGAAGATGTCATGGCGGTATTTACAGCTAAGAACTGGACCGTTGAAAGATCAACATCTACATAAATTCAAAATGGAGGTGAAACTTGAATGTATAAGGTAATTATTCGTAATGGCTCTGTTTTCGGTACTGAGCCATGCTCGTGTGAATTCGTTTGCGATACTACCGACGATGTATCTACGCTTCCTACCTCTATTGCTGAAGGTACAGGCGGAAAAACAAAGTACGACAATCAGGTATGCGGATCTGGTTCAATCGCCGTTGTTGTAGACAATGGTACCAATCCTAAAAGATACATACTTGATAATCAGGATGTATGGTGTCCGCAGTCGTTGGACGGAACTGGTAATAATCAGGATTTATCTGAGTATGCTAAAAAAACAGACCTTGACAGCAAGGCCGATGCCTCACATACTCACTCAGCAAGTGATGTAGGAGCCGATTCAAGAGGTTCTGCTGCAGCAGCTTTGTCGGAAGCCAAAACCTATACTGACAATGCAATTGTGAATCTGATAAATGGCGCCCCTACTACACGAGATACACTAAAAGAAATCTCTGATGCCATGGCCGAAAATCAGACGGTTGTTGAAGCACTCGACGCCGCTATCGGCACAAAAGCCAATAAGTCTGATATTCCTACCAAAGTATCAGAACTTGAGAATGACTCTGGTTTCTTAACTGAGCATCAGGACTTGTCAGCGTATGCGTTGAAATCCAAATACGGTGATACTACTATTGATGTTGGAAGAAAAGCGGGTACAACAGTTGGAACTAAATCTACTGCAGAAGGAGGTGGTACAACCGCCTCTGGTTCATTTTCCCATGCAGAAGGAAACGTAACAACTGCTTCTGGATTATCTTCCCATGCAGAAGGGTATAATACAACTGCTTATGGGTCATATGCCCATGCAGAGGGATTAGAAACTATAGCAAGTGGAGATTCTTCCCATGCAGGAGGAAGCAATACAACTGCTAGCAATTATGCGTCTTATGCAATTGGAAAACATAATGTCGATATGACAAATGGAGCGAACCTTACCAACACGACAGGAACGGCTTTCGTAATAGGCAACGGAACAGGAATCAATACATTATCAAATGCCTTTTCCGTGCAATACGACGGTACTGTAAAAGCTAAGTCCACCATAACAGCATCAACGACTGCCGATTATGCAGAATTCTTCGAATGGCTTGACGGAAACCCAGATGGAGAAGACCGAGTTGGATATTTCGTAACAATGGATGGCGACAAAATCAGAATCGCTAACCCCGATGACGATTTTATCCTTGGTGTAGTCAGCGGTGAACCGTTCGTACTCGGTAACGGCGATTGCGATACATGGAATGGTATGTTCCTGCGCGACGAATTCAGACGTACCATATATGAACCCGCACCGAAGATAGAAGAAATTCTTGACGATGACGGTAATCCTACCGGAGAATACGTAGAGGTTGAGGGAGAATACGAAGGTACAAGACCTAAGCTAAACCCTGATTACGACCACACAAAGAAATACACTTCCCGCTTTGAAAGAAAAGAATGGGCACCTATCGGCATGCTTGGTGTTCTTGCTGTAAGACACGACGGTACGGCTAAGGTAAACGGATATGTAACTATTGCAGACGGCGGAATTGCTACAGCATGTGAGAAGCACATGACAAACTCTTACAGGGTAATAAAGAGCAACACGGATACTGTCGTTGAGATCATATTCCGATAAAATTCAAAATGGAGGCGAAGATATGAAATATTGTGGAAAAATAGGATTCGCTATGGGTGACGAAGAATCTGCCCCTGGCGTATGGACTGAGCAGATAGCCGAACGCACATATTATGGCGAACTTATTCGCAACAGTAGGCGTCTTCAGTCCTCTGGTAATATAATCGACAACCTACAGATCACTAATCAGATTTCTATCGTTGCCGATCCCTTCGCGTACGAGAATTTTCACGCAATACGGTACGCAACGTACATGGGCACGAAATGGAAAGTCACCAGTGTTGATGTACAAAGACCAAGACTTACTTTAGATTTAGGGGAGGTATACCATGCGTAGTCGCTTAGACTTACATGAGGCCCTTTGTGAGGCACTCGGTTCGAAAAATGTATATTTCTCTCCCCGTTCTAATGTTAAAATGAGTTATCCTGCTATCGTATATTCAAGATCGAACGCGGAGAACACTCACGCCGATAATCGTGTATATTCACGTAGAACGGTATATTCTGTAACCGTAATTGATGCTAATCCTGACAGCTTGATACCTGAGCGTGTGGCGGAACTTCCGTACACTCGGCATGTTAATCACTTTGTCAGTGAGAACCTCAATCACGATATATTCACAATTTATATTTAACAAGGAGGAAAACAACTATGGCATCTAAGAAACTTGTATGGGATGAAGTCGGTAAGAGATATTACGAAACCGGCGTAAATCAGTGTGCTCTTTATCCTCAGGATGATGCAGGTAATTATCCCAAGGGTGTGGCATGGAATGGTATCACTACCATTTCGGAGTCTCCCTCTGGTGCGGAAGCAACACCTATCTATGCTGATAACATTAAGTATCTGAACCTGATCTCCAGAGAGGACCTGTCCGCAACCGTCGAGGCATATACATATCCCGACGAATTTGCAGTATGTGATGGCTCCGCTGAAATCGCTACTGGCATCGTAATCGGTCAGCAGTCCAGAAAGGCCTTTGGTCTTTGCTATAAGACTAATATCGGTAACGACATTCAGGGTAACGACCTTGGCTACAAGCTCCACATCATTTACGGCTGTAAGGCTGCTCCTTCCGAGAAGTCCTATGCTACAATCAATGACAGCCCTGAGGCTATCACATTCTCGTGGTCTATTTCCACAACACCTGTAAATGTTAAGGGTATGAAGCCTACTGCTAACGTTACAATTGACTCCACGAAGGTTGATAAGGAAAAGCTCCAGCAGCTTGAGGCTATTCTTTATGGTAGCGATGACGCTGAAGCAAGACTTCCTCTTCCTGACGAGATCATTTCTATCGTTGGTGTTGCTGCGTCTGAGCCGTCTACTACCTAATCCATTAAGCTGACCTCTAAAGGTCAAAATGGAATAACTCATTCATCCAAAAGGCCGTATTCAGTTAGGCTGGCGGCCTATATTTTTAAAAACCGAAAGGAGAAATCTTATTATGCTTAAGAAGACAATCACTTATACAGACTATAACGGAGTCGAAAGAACAGAGGACTTCATGTTCAATCTTACAAAGGCTGAAATTCTCGAAATGCAGCTTACTAAGGACGGCGGTATGGACGCTGCTCTTAAGAAGATCGTTGACGCCAAGGATGCTCCCGAGATCATGAAAGTATTTAAGGAGCTCATCCTCAAGGCTTACGGCGTTGTCTCTGACGATGGAAGAAGATTCATTAAGTCCAAGGAAATTTCTGACAGCTTTTCTCAGACCGAAGCATTTTCTATGCTGTTCATGGAACTCGCTACAGATACAGACGCTGCCGCTGCATTCGTTAACGGTATCGTACCTGCGGCTGATACTAAGCCCGCAATCGCTATGAACCCTGCAAACTAAGTGTTTAAGGAGGCGAGATTATGCTTAAAATCGTTGTACCGGCATGCAATCAGCTTTGGGACGAAGTAAATGAGCAGTTTATCTCGTCTCCCGAAACAGTTCTCGAGCTTGAACATTCACTTGTCTCTCTATCAAAATGGGAGTCAAAATGGTGTAAACCTTTCATAAATCGAGACGATAAAACGTATGAAGAAATGATTGATTATGTTCGTTGTATGACTTTAAATTCAAATAAAGTCAATGATGTCGTATATTCATGTTTAACGAACGATAACATCAAAGAAATTAACGAATACATTGAAGCACCGATGACTGCCACATGGTTTTCAAAGGGCTCACAAACAAGTTCACATTCAGGTGAACAAATAACTTCTGAACTTATATATTATTGGATGATCGCTTTACAGATACCATTTGAATGCCAAAAATGGCATTTGAATAGACTTCTTACATTGGTTCGTGTATGCAATATTAAGAATCAACCTGATAAGAAGATGTCAAAGCGAGATATTCTTAACAGAAATGCTGCATTAAACGCTGCTAGGCGTAAAAAATTTAACTCGAAAGGATGATACATATGAGCAATAGTCCACTCGTGTGCTATACGAAACTCAGTCCAAATTACAACAGCCCCAGGAATCACAAGATCGACACAATAACAATCCACTGTATGGCTGGTAATTGTAGTATCGAGACTTGCGGTGAGATATTTTATCCTGTAGCTAGGCAGGCATCTTCGAACTACGGCATCGATTCAAATGGACGAATCGGTATGTATGTAGAAGAAAAGAATAGATCGTGGTGCACGTCAAGCTGGTCAAACGACCATCGTGCCATAACGATCGAAGTTGCAAATGACGGTGGAAAAGAAACAGGCTGGCATGTGTCTGATAAGGCTCTTGCTGCACTTATCGATCTTTGTACTGATATTTGCAAACGTAACGGTATTCCAGAACTCAGGTGGAAAGCCGACCCTTCTCTTATCGAGCAGGTCGATAAACAAAATATGACAGTTCACAGATGGTTTGCTAATAAGTCTTGTCCCGGCGACTATCTGTTTAATCTTCATGGCTATATTGCCGCTGAAGTAAATAAAAGGCTCGGTGTTACTGTTACAGAAACACCTACAATACCAGAAGTTAAAGTTCCTGAAAAGAATCCCGACACCGCTGTCGTTGAAGACAAAGCTGTACCTTTTAAGGTGCGTGTAATCGTGCCTGACTTGAATTACAGATCTCAGCCTTCGATGCAGGGAAAAGTGCTCGGACAGACAGGAAGAGGTGTATTTACAATCGTTCAGTTACACGGCGGTTGGGGTAAACTCAAATCTGGAGCTGGATGGATTTGGCTTAAGAATCCATCATATTGTACAATTCTGTAAGGAGGAACACCATGATTTCTTTGAAGAGTAAAGGCAACTTTCGTAACACCGAAAAATTCATGAGAAATGCTAGAGAGAAAAAACTTATGTCGATTTTAAATCGATATGGCGAAGAAGGAGTTGCTGCTCTCATGATTTATACGCCGTTAGACACTGGACGAACGGCTTCATCATGGCGTTATGAAATCAGGGTAGAACCTGAATGCATACGGTTAGTATTCCATAACGATAATATTCAAAATGGAGTACCGATAGCTGTAATTCTTCAGTATGGTCATGGAACTGGAACAGGTGGCTGGGTAGAAGGACGAGATTACATCAACCCAGCCATACAACCGGTCTTTGACAAAATAGCAAATTCTGCTTGGAAGGAGGCAATAATTAAATGAGCACTGAAATAGATTCTAGAGTTGTCGAAATGCGGTTTGATAATCAACAGTTCGAAAAAAATGTTGATCAGTCATTAAGCACCCTTGATAAACTCAAAGCCGCACTTAAACTTGACGGTGTATCAAAAGGCATTGATGCTGTTAACGCATCAGCCAAAAGATTAAATTTTAATGACGCTATAAAAGGTATTGATAATGTTGTTAAAAAGTTTAGTACGATGGAACTTATTGGCGGCGTCACTATTGCTAACCTAACTAATGATGTCGTTAATTCGGCAAAACGTTTAACAAAGGCTCTTACTTTTGATCCAGTAAAAACGGGTCTTCAAGAGTATGAAACACAGATTAATGCCGTACAGACAATCTTGGCGAACACATCGCATGCTGGAACAACACTTGACGACGTAAACTCGGCTTTGGATACGCTGAATGAATATGCTGATAAAACCATATACAACTTTACAGAAATGACCAAGAATATTGGTACATTTACAGCTGCTGGTATTGATCTTGAAACATCTACAAATGCGATAAAAGGTATTGCAAACCTTGCGGCGGTATCAGGTTCAACATCACAACAGGCTTCCACGGCAATGTATCAGTTATCTCAGGCATTGGCTGCTGGTACTGTTAAACTTCAGGACTGGAATTCGGTAGTTAATGCTGGTATGGGCGGAAAAGTATTTCAGGATGCTTTGATCCGTACCTCTGAATTAATGGGCACAGGGGCCAAGAATGCCATTGAGATGGCAGGCAGTTTTAGAGAATCTTTATCAAAAGGCGAATGGATAACAAAAGAAGTTCTTACTGAAACATTGAAACAGTTCGCTGGTGCGTATGATAAAGCTGAACTTATGGCACAGGGCTATACAGAGGCACAAGCTGAAGAAATAACAAAAATGGCCATCACAGCAACTGATGCTGCTACTAAAGTTAAGACATTTACCCAGTTAATTGATACGCTTAAAGAAGCTGTTCAGTCTGGATGGTCTCAGTCTTTTAGAATACTCATTGGTGACTTTGAAGAAGCTAAAGCGATGTGGACCAGTGTATCCGATTTCTTTAATGGTATTATTGGTAATATAAGCGATGCACGTAATAGAGTGCTCAAGGCTGCCTTTGGTACATTATTTTCAAATCTCGATAAACCGCTCGCTGGATTGACGGAAGAACTCGAACAAACCATCGTTCCGATAGAAAAAATGGCAAATGCTCTTGGCGATTTGGATGAAATTGCTGACAGAGTAATAAATGGTGAACTCGGAATGGGCCAAGAAAGATTTGATAAGCTTACAAAAGATGGATGGAACTGGATAAGCGTACAAAATAAAGTAAATGAAAAACTTGGCATCGCAATAAGACGTAACGAAGATCTTGCTAAAGGATATCGCGGAACGGCCGATGCAAGTGAAGAAGTAAATGAAGCTACAAAAACACGATCTGAGGTTTTAGCTGATGTTTTGGGAAATATCATGTCATTATCCAATGAAGAACTCAGAGCCCAAGGATTTGTATTTGAAGAAATAAAAGCTATCAGAGATCTCGAACGTGTTGCTAAAAAGACAGGAATCCCTCTTGAAGAATTAGCTGAAAATCTTGGTAATATTAATGGACGTTGGCTTGCACTAAGAGGCATACAACAACTTGGTAAAGCCATGGTTAATATTGCTAAAGAAATAAAACATGCATGGCGTAGTGTGTTTGAGTTTGTATCAGATTATGAACAGAGTATGCATATATTTGATATGATCGGCGGTTTTAATAAACTTGCAGATAGTGTCAAAGCATTTACAGAAAATGATGCGCAGATGGAAAAATTGAATAGAACCTTTAGAGGTTTATTTTCAATAATTGATATTATTCAAAAGTTAGTAGGAGCAAGTTTTAAAATTGTATTTGAAGTTGTTTCTAGGGTTCTTGAAAACTTTGGATTTAATATTCTTGATGTCACCGCAGCAATTGGCGATGCTATAGTCGCATTTGATAAATGGCTCGATGAAAATGAGGCATTTAATATAATGATACAAGCAGTAGCAGACGCTGTGACAGTTGCAATAGATACTATTTATACTTTTATTACTGCTATTTTACAGATACCACAAGTTCAATACGTTATTCAGAATTTTGGTAATATTGTAGAACAGATAGCAATATATATTTCTAATTTCTTAGGTGGCCTTGGTGAAGAAATAAAAGGTGTTGTTGATCGAGCTAAAGAACTCGACGGAATAACATTCGGTAATATTCTTAAAGTAGCTAAAGATTTTGTAGGGTCTATCGTTGGATATATAGGAGATGTATTGTTTGGTATCGACAATGTTAATACAGAAGTAAAAAATACTGGATACAATGTTGGTGAAGTAATTAAGAAAAATGTAGCTGGACCTTTCGAAGGTGCTATCGACTGTGTAAATAGTTTAGGAAAATCTATAGGTAGTTTCTTAAAGAACATTGGTGGTAAATTCAGAGATGACGTCGGAATGGGTGAGATACTCACTATGATATTTGGCGGCGGTCTGATATATACAATAAATAAAGAAGGCGGCGTTCTTGATTCCATTCAGGGATTTGTAGAAGCTTTCGCTGGAATAGGAGATAGTATACAGAATGTTCTTGGTGCAGCTTCTGATACATTAGGAGCATTCCAGAACGAAATAAAATCGAGACAGATACTTTATATTGCCGCTGCGGTAAGCGCACTTGCAGCATCGTTATATTTATTATGTCAGATAGATGATATTGGTAAATTAGCAGTTGCAACTGCCGCTATAATTGTATTGGCTGGTACATTGGCTGCTTTGTCATATTTTGTAAGCAAAATAAATTCGTGCGAATCAGTTGAAATTAATCCTACAATTATATTAACATTAGTAGGTCTTGCTGCTTCCATTGCAGCTATAGTGATAGCATTCAATGCTATTGAAATAGACCCCAATACATTTCTTGTTAAATGGGGAATATTAATGTCCTTCATAATAGCTCTCAGCACATTTGCAGTTGCTATGACTAGATCTGCTGGACCTGCAGGTGCGTGTGTTAAAGCTGCAGGCACACTCATTGCTATGGGCGTAGCCTTAAATATTATGGTATTGGCATTTAAATTCCTCGATACTTGTAAACCAGATCGACTTACAGCAAATACATTGGCTCTCATTGGACTTATGACTGCCATGTCATTGCTAGCTATAGCAATAGGTTTAGTTAAGCCAAATATGGGCTCATTCCTTGTTCTTATGGGTATGGCGACGAGTTTACTTATGCTTATTACGGCCCTGCATCTTATAGCTATCTTTCCCATAGATGCAATAAATAAAGCCATGGAACCTATTAAAACATTATTGTTGATGTTTATAGGTGTAATGATTATAAGCCGTATGGCTGGTAAGAATGCTGCACAAGCTGGTAAGGCTATATTAATGATAAGTGTTGCTATAAATCTCTTAATAGGTGCTATTTATGCGTGTTCATTACTGCCTGCTAATGCTGTAAAAAAAGCGACAGAAACAATAGGCAAAATACTTGCTATGTTTGCTTTACTTATATTTGTATCTGGAGTTGCTGGTGAATTTGCTAGTAAAGCAGGCGTTTTACTCATATGTGCTGGTGCCGCTATGATTTTATTTTCAATTGTAGCATTTATATTGGCTCTCATAGATCCTGCTGGATTGAAAAGAGCTGTTGCAGCTATGTCTCAGCTAATGGTATTTATGGCTATAATAGTTGCTGCAACAGGCCTAGCTAAAAGAGTTAATCCTAAGCCTCTTATAGTTATTACAACAGCTTTAGGTATACTCCTTATAGCACTTGGTGCCCTTTCTATGATTAAAGATCAGAAGGCTCTTTGGAGTGCCGTAGGTGTAATAGGTGTTGTTACTGTATTGCTTGTTACGTTGATAGCAGCATCAAGATTAGCTGGAGAAAGTTATAAATCACTAATAGTTCTTACGACAACTGTCGGATTAATTGGTGGTCTTTTAATAGCTATGAGTTTGTTAAAAGTTGAAAATACAATTATTAATGCTACGGCTATAGGTATACTTATGGCAGTATTGAGCGGAGCATTTTGGGTAATAGGTAAAACAGGTGAAGTGAGTCTTAAAGCAGTTGGCGCTATTGCAATAATGGCGGCAATTATGGCCGGCCTTGGAATTATATTAACTCTCATGAGTTCGTGGAATGTTCAAAATGCAATAGTTAATGCTGGCGGTATAGCCATACTTATGGTAGCATTGAGCGGAGCATTTTGGGTAATAAGCAAATCAGGAGACGACATAGCTAAAGCTCTTGGCGTAACTGGTGTAATGTCAATACTTATTCTTGCAGTAGGCGGACTTCTTAAGATATTAGAATGGGCTAATATATCTAATGGTATAGAAAATGCTCTAGCGTGTTCGGTATTAATTGCAGCTATTGGAGGCGTATGTGCATTACTTTCAAAGCTTCAAATAAATATAGCAACCGCATCTCAGGCCGCTTTAGGAATAGTGGCTTTTGTTGGCATTATTGGTATATTAATGGCTGGTATATTTGCTTTATTTGGTTGGATACATGAAAGTGTTATGGAAAAGATACTAACGGGTATCGACAATCTTTGCTTGATATTTGAAGGTATAGGTAAAGCGATAGGTAAGATATTTACAGGTCTTGGTGAAGGTCTAACCTCTGGATTACCTAAAATGGGTGAAGATATTTCAGGTTTTGTAAATTCATTTGCAACAGTTAAGCCCGAAACAGCGAATTCTATTAAGCTAATAGCTGAGGCTCTTCTTGCATTGACAGCCGCTCAGCTGCTCGATGGTATTAGCAAATTATTCAGTTTCTTTACCGGCGATTCTAACATAGGTGATTTCGGAAAATCCATAGGCGACCTCGCAAAAGGCATGAAAACTTTCGCGACGGAAACTGATGGTATCAGTTGGGAAACTGTTGGACCAGCAGCTGAAGCTGCTAAAAAGATAATGGAAATCTGTAATCTTATTCCTAATGATGGCGGATTACTTGGCATGATCATGGGTAACAACAATGCTGCTGACTTTGGAATATCTTTAAATGCTTTAGGCGTTGGACTTTCTGATTTTGTATTAATGACTAAGGACACTGTCTGGTCTACTGTTCCTGATGCATGTGAAGCTGCTAAGAAAATTATTGAAATATGTAATCTTATTCCTAATGATAAGGGATTACTTGGTCTGATTGTGGGCAATAATAATCCCGCACAATTCGGTTCCAGTCTTGAAACTTTAGGAGATGGAATGAGTAAATTTGCAGCAAAGGTCAATGAAATAACAGATTGGTCTGGTGTTGTGCGTGCTCATGATAACATGTCTTATATTAAAGGTATATGCGAACAAATTCCTTCGGACGGAAACAGCTGGATCGATAACCTTGTAGGTAAAGAAACAAAACTTAAATCATTTGGAACAGGTCTTGAAGATCTTGGTTATGCTATGCAGAATTATTCTGCTTCTGTAACAGGATTGAAATGGGAAGAAATTTCTCTATCAGCGGTAGCCGTTAATGATTTACGTGTTATAGCTTGCAGTCTACCTACAACTGAAGAAGTTAAAAAGAGAATTTCAATGAAAAAGTTTGGTGAGCTTCTCGTTGATCTTGCTAAAGAAATGGCTAAGTTTTCTAAGAAAACAGAAGATATTGACATAGCTCGCATGAATCTGTTTGCCGAGAGCTTTAAGTCATTTGCGCTTGCTATGTCTGAAATTCAGTTCCTTGATCCTAAGAAATTTGAGAATTTTAGCCAGGCAATAAAGAAACTCGGTAGCGTGTCTATTGCGGAACTCGAAAACACATTCAAAGGCGGCGGTGGTAGAATAAAAGCTTCTCTTGAGAGTGTAATCAACATGATTACAAAGACTATCAATGAAAATGCTGATTCGATGACAATTAAGTTAAGTGCTAAAGTAGCGACTGGCGATGGTGAATCAGATCTTGATGCTGCTGGTAAATCTCTAGTAGAGGCATTTAAATCAGCCGTTAACAACGCTATTGCTGAACTTAAAGCAAAAGACGTTGACTTCTCAAGTATGGGTTCGCATTATGTAATCGAACTTGTAAACGGATTTGATTCTGCTAAGAATCTGTTTATATCTGCCGCAAAACGTGTCGGAGATGAGGCTGTTAATGCAATAAATTCTGATGAATTCTTCAGAGTTGGACAGCAATGTGCAGTCGGCCTCGTAAATGGTATCAATTCTAAATCTAATACCGTCAAAATGGTATGCTCCGGTATTGGTATTGACATGTTAAACACGCTTAAAAAGGTCCTTGATATTCATTCACCCTCAAGAAGAACATATAAAATTGGTGAAGAATATATTAATGGTGGCGTTAAAGGTGTTGATGAGAACTCATATAAACTTGAAAATTCGGCTAGAGATGTAGGTAAAAGGCTATGTAATATATCTGATGAAATAAAGAAGCAGGCTAATAAAGACTTTTCAGAAGCCACTTCTGGTATGACCTTTGGTACCGACGTATTAAGATCATATTTAAATACATATGGAGAATTTTCAGAAGATGCTAAAGCTAACGCGAAGATGATAGGCGATTCAAAAAATCTCCTTATAAATTATGCAAAACAGCTTTATGCTAATTCCGATCAGTTTAATCAGGATATTGAAAAGTTAAAAGAATGCAGAGATAAAATGGCTGAACTTGAAGCAGAAAAGAAAAAGCTTGATGCTGAGTTAGCGACTGCGGATGAAACAAAGATGTCTAGTCTAGCATCTAAACAACAGTCTTTGAATGAACAGATTATAAGCTGTAATCAAGAACTTGAAAATGCTATGACTACCATTTCAGACAATATTGTAGCTTCGTTTACTGAGATTCAGAATTCTATAAAAGAAACAGCTAAAGCTGCTTTGGATTTCACGAGTATTGATATGACAACCGGAATCGATCTTCTTCGTGATCCCGAAAAGACTACTTCTACAGTTAAAGATAAAAAGACAGGTAAAGAAAAAGAAGTTGAAGAAGCTATTGAAACACCTGTTCAGGTTATGGAAAAGGAACTTAACAAATTCAAAGAATTTAAAAATAAGATTGCAGAACTTGCTGAAGTAGGACTCACTGAAGGACTTCTGAAACAACTTGAAGAGTTGGGTCCGTCTGGAGTTGAAAAGATTGATGAATTCTTGAAACTCACAGGCGAAGAAATATCTAAAGCTAATGCATATTATCAGGAGAGCCTAAGACTTTCTGCCGATGTATTCCTTGATAATTATGCAACAGCAATTCAAACACAGAAAGACTTCGCTGAGAACATAAAGAAACTCGTAGGAATGAATTTCGATCAAGGCATAATTGAAGCTCTAGCTAAGGCTGGAGCAGAAGGCAGCGCTACATATATGGATTCATTCCTTTCGATGACCCCAGCACAAGTTAAGGAATTCAATGAAAAGTATGCCGAAACCCTTAAAGTTCCAGATGAAGTAGCTACAGATATTATGTCCACACTTGTCAAGGCTGGTGAACAGGCTAGTAGTGGGTTTGCTGCTGGTGTTGATTCTAAGATTGAAGAAGTGCTCGAAACATATAGGCAAGTCACATTATATCCTGCAGAAAATATGCAAACTGATTTATATGACACTTGGTTTAAGGATGGCCTATTTAGTGGTCAAGGATTTATGGATGGTTTACGGGCGAAAGCAACTGATACTAAAAATGCTATATTTTCATTCTTTGGTATTAATGTTAAAGAACCTGCTGCTGAATCACTGGATGAGCATTCACCTTCTAAGGTATTCAAAAAATATGGTCAGTATGTTGTTGAGGGATTTGTAATCGGTGTAAACGAATATGCATATAAAGCAAAAGCATCCGTGACCGATATGACAAGTGGTGTAAAAAATAACGCCATTAAAGCACTTTCTGGTATAGACGAAGCTATGGTAAGAAAAGCAGAATACAGCATGAGAGTTAAACCCGTTGTAAATATGGACAATAGTTTTAAGAAAATGTCAAGTTCTCTTAATGTTACTCCAATCGTAAATGATGCACAAGTAAGACCCAACAATCAGACTAATGCAATACTTAAACATGTAGAAACAGCTATTGCTAAAAATAATGCAGATATGTCTAAAAGTATGATGAAACTTTCTCAGGATATGGTGAATGCCATGAATGAAGCCTATATGAACAGAGAAGTTTCTCTTTATGTCGATGGACGTAAGATGGCTTCAACCCTTGCTCAGCCTATGAGTAGGGAGTTTAAAGTATTAAGTAACAGGGGGTTATAATAATGTATCCTGAATTACCTAAAAATAGGTTAATAGTTAACAATATGGATTTGACAGAAGAATACGGCATGATACTGCTGGATGGATACAAGAACGATCCTCCTACAGTGAAATTACAGGACATTGATATTCCTGGTCGTGATGGAAAAATAGATCTGAGTGAACTCCTTCTCGGACGTCCTGTTTATAATTCTAGGACGCTCGAATTCAGTTTCGTTTGTATTAATGTTGCAGATGTTGAATTGAAGAAAACGGAAATAAGTTCACTTTTGAATGGAAGATCCTACGATTTTAGGATGACGATGGATCCTGATCGTACGTATCATGGCCGTTTCGCAGTATCGAACTTTGCCCACACCATCTACGATGTGGGTGAGGTTCTTACTTTTAACGTAAATGTGACAGCTGATCCGTTTAAAAAAAGCGCGGCAAAATATTCTATTTCAGCCGTCGGAGGAATTGTTACTAAAATTGACGTTGGGGGTGCTAGTGTTGCACCTCTAATTACATCTGGAGGAAACATAGTTGTTGAGTTTAATAGAAAAACTTACAACATATCTTCGCCGGCATATCGGAGCCCTGAGCTAAGCTTACCAAGGGGTGTTGCCTCTGTTTATATTTGTTCTGCGCCAATTTATAATTGTACGTGGGGCGATATGGAAACAACAACGTGGAGTCAATTTAAAAGTAAAAGACTCTATGAATGGTACACTTCAAAGGGAGTTGTTGACCAGTCGATTGCTCAGCCGGTTACTATATCTTTTGATAGGAGTGAATTATAATGGCTATACAGACTACAAAACTTGGTTTTAATACATGGCTTCCAAGTGATTATATGAACGTATCAGAGCTGAATGCGAATTTCAATAAGCTTGATACTTTTGTTGTGTGCACTCGCAGCCAAGTAATTTCTACAACAGCATCAAATGACGAACATTCTAATACCGATTGGTTGTATAAGGAATATTCTGATGGAACTGCTGAATTAAGCGCCGCTGTAAAAATGACAACTATTAAATGTGATATTTCAAGTAGCGACAACACGGATGCAGCTCCTTATCGCTCATCGCCGAGTACGATTTGGCTTCCCTTGACAATTAGTGAGGTTTACAGCCTTCAACTAACGGCCAGAGACGCTTTTATAATGAGCGAAGACACTTCTAATCTTTCTATGAGTAGCATTTCATTTTCGCTTGCTAAGTTCTCGAAAGATTTAACAAATTCGTCATATAACATATATGTGAACATTAAGGGAAGACTTGCGTCTAGCTGATAGGAGGATATTTACATGTATTTTATAACGTACAGAGATGATACCCACACTGAAACGTTTTTGCATGATCCTCGAACAACAGACAGAAACCTGAATGAAATTAAGCTAACATGCGAAACAAATTCTTGTGGTTTCTGTGATTTCACGATATATCCTACTCATCCGCTCTATAGCATAATAAGAGAGCACGGGCATGTGGTCGTTAAAGAAGAAGATTCTATTATATTCTCAGGTTTTATTTATGAGATTGAACGAACATTCTATCTTGACGGCCACATCAAGTGCAAAGGTGACTTGGCATATCTTGGTATGTCGGTGATTAAACCTTGTAAACAAACTTTCAAATCCGTGGGCGGATATTTGAAATGGCTTCTAAATAAACACAATTCACAAGTTAGTCTAGATAAATGCATTATTCTTGGTGACGTGGATGAGATTAATGTGTATATAAAAATTGATCGTGCGCAACCATTTACCTCAATCGAATCTCTTTCTACTGATTTTTTAGAGGTCTATACATATGGGTATGTGGAAGTGGTTTTTAACGGTCAGTATAGCGTCCTTAATTACAAAAGAGACTACAAGAAAACCGAAAAACTCATCAAGTTTGGAGAAAATCTTACTGACTACAGAATAACAAACAGTTATGAAAATTTAGCTACTGCTATTGTTGCTACAGGCTACCAGGTTAATGAAAGCGATTCAGGAGACCCGATATATTTATCATTGGGTAGAGTCCCGGATGGCCCAACAAAATACGGTAGCGATATTTGCATAAAGGGTAATGCTATGTATTCGAAATGGGCTGTTGAAAAGTACGGATGGATTCAAAGAGTGTATTCCAACGAAGAAGTTGATAAGATTGATGTTCTTATGGATGAGGCTTTGAATGTCTTGATCGATTCATATTTGCCTATACAAGAACTCGAAGTCAAGGCTATTGACATGCATATGCTAAATCCAGAATTATCTCCTATACGCGTTGGTGAGTATGTTCATATTATTTCAGAACCTCACGGATTAGACGGATATTTTGCCTGCGACGCTATTGATTTGGATTTAAATAACCCTACGAATAGTATTTACACATTCGGAAAGGCTACCCAAACATTTACTTCCACCTATAAGAAAGAAGCAAAAGACGCCGCTAAAGAAGTGTTTGACGACGAAATTGATGACTACATGGAAGACACATATGAAAATGACCAGCCGACCGTAACACAAACATTAAAAAAGATCGTTGTCCTTAGTACCAGTTCAAACGGGAAGCCAAGCAATGTCGAATTTGTATACGAAAAGGTAACGACACCTCCACCGGAGCCACCAGAAGAGAATACAGATGCAGAAACTGGGTATGATATTCCTGAAGACAGCGGAGTAGACTATCCTAGTGACGAAGAGGAAGAGCCACCAATTACGGAAGAAATAGTTGAAGAGGTTACTGAAAGTGTTAATGTTTCATACGACGTTAATAATCATCTTATTCAGTATGGTGATATTACTATTGAATGGAAATGACGCGTAATAAGCACCTTCTTATATGAGGAGGTGATAATATGTTAATGGATTTATTGTATTTATTGGTATTCATATGTATATTCATGGGTCCTGCATTATTGGTATGCGGGATATTTGAGTACATACATTATAAAGTACTCGGAAATAATCCGGATGAAGATTATTACGATGAATGATGAAGGCTCGTGTAGATTTATATTTACACGGGCTTTTCATTTCCAAAAATTTCCTCGGTGGGAATTTTCATAAAAAACATTTTACCTCGCGACATCAACAGGGGGTATTATGAGAGAAATCTCAAATTATTTTTGGAGGTAATTTTATGATATTTATTACAATTATTGCAAGTTTAATTGCGCTTAATCTTATTGATAATAAGATTACAGAAAACGAAAACAAAATGTATGACATCATAGATATCAACGAAAATGAAGAAAAATAAAAAAGGGGGGAGCCTATGCAAAGGCTCTTCTCTTTTCGCGATAGATACATACGCTTATATGAGAAGGGTGAATAACTGAACACAAACGGTGAAAACCGGAACGTTAAATCGTAAGATGTAGACGACTATGTGTTGAAAGGCAAGGTATTATACAGATACTACACGCCCTTTTCACTTTTTTATTTTATACGCGGCAAAAACACTTACTATTATGAGAGAATAAAGGGCGTTCAGTCAGCCAGGAAACTGGTGCCTGCGACAGGTTAAATAGAGATCGGTACGCGTGTGGTATTGACACGTGCCCAACGACTTGGGATCGCAAACTCAAGCATTCTCTTTTTATTTTATACGCGTAAGATGCAATCGCTTTTATGAGAGGAATCTCAAATTATTTTTTGGAGGTATTTTTATGGGAAAAATTAAAAAATTTATGTCATCGCCAGTAACGTGGCGGCAAGTAACTATACTCTCCCTAATAAGCTTTTTGCTTACGGGGGCGGCGTATGTATATTTGTCGGCTGATATTATACGCGATTGGCTTAGGGATTCAATGAAGACACCAAAGAAAAAGAAGAGATAATCCAGGCGGGGTCTCAGTTCTATTAGAGCTGGGACTCCTGCTTTTATATTTGTTCGCGTGAGATACACCGACTATTATGGAAGAAACTTAATTCTTTACTTTTAGGAGGTTACATTTATGATGAAGAATTCTATTAAGGCTATGGAAGAAAAGACTGCTGAAGTGATGAAGATGGTAATTCAGATGGCAATCGAAGAAGACTGCGTTAATACAAAAACTATGTCTGCAATTGGTTTGCTGTCTGAGATGCTCGAAGCATCATTCAAAGTCCAGTACGACCTGGCTGAAGAGCTTGAACAGATTAAGGATCTAATTAAGTACAAAAACTAAGTTAAACCAAAGCGGGGAGCTAAGGTTCGGCAATAGTCGAGCTAGCGCTCTTCGCTTTTTATTTTTGAAAGGAGTGAGAAGATTGATTCAAGCATTATGGGTTTTGGCAGGCGCCGCGGTTGCTACTTTGGTGATGGCTATTGTAAATGTTATATTTGTGTTAAAGGATGGAACATTACATATAACCAAAACGGAAGACAAAGAGACATACCTTTTTGAGATTTCAAATCTCGATAAGCTTGACGGCAAGAAGCAAATAGTCTTAAAGATATCGCGAGAGGAACAGAGCGTATTATGAGAACTTATGTTCATCAAAATTACAAGGAGGTTATATTTATGAAAGAGATTGAAAGGGCTCTTCAGAAAGAGATTCTTGTGGATCTCAGCGAACTTGAACGTATGGGGGTTGGAACAGAAGAACACATATCTGGCATGAGGACGGTGTGCGAGGCAGTCGACCGCCTTACCAAGCTTGAGGAAATAAAGCAAAAAGCTATCACAGAAGAGGCTAAACGCCTCTCTGAAGAAGCAATTGCTAGCGCTCAGGCGGAACAGGCGCGTCGCTGTGAGAGAAATCGTATAGTATCGGATATGGTAGGAATAGGCGTTCCCGCAATCATATCATGCTGGGCATTTATCACGGGATTACTCTATGAGGAACGAGGCATAGTGAAATCTCCGATTATAAGGAAAGCCTTTGATCGGATAATGACGATGCATCATAGGTAATCGGGCGGGGGTCTCAGTTCACAAATTGTGAGCTGGGGCTCCTGCTTTTATATTTTCGTGACAAAAACAATTACTATTATGAGAGAATAGATTAGAGGCAAATCATCCGGGAAACCGGAGGTCAAGGGTTCGAATCCCTTTTCTCTTTTTATTTTTTCGCGAAGGATGCAAATACTTATATGAGGAGGTGATATGTTGAATAAACTTGAAGAATTTGCGAAACGCCTAGGTTTAATAACGGCATGCCTAGGCCTAATAGTCTTAACCCTAAAGGTTGTTGCAACTATCGTTCTTTAAGGTTAAGGGCGTCGGAATTATCTGGCGCTCTTACTTTTACATTTTCGCGATGATTACAAACACTATTATGAAAGGAGTTGTTTATATGATAACTTTAACTGTATTGTTAATCGCAGTCCTGATATTTCTGATAGTATTTATCGCATGCGGCTGGATGGTATTAATACCTTTGGCGGATGTGATAATTGCAATCTTGATTATCGTGTTGATCGTGAAGGCAATCAAAAAGAAGAACAATAAGTAACTACTTAAGTGAGGAGCTAAAGCTCGGCAATAGTCGGGCTGGTGCTCTTCGCTTTTATATTTCGAAAGGGGTGGAATCTTATGTCAATCAAACATTTTTTAACCAAAAATGCAGGAACAATACTTACGGGTGCCAGTGTGTTAGGTGTTATGGCTACTGCTGTAGTAGCATCTCGAGATACCATTAAGGCTATTAGAATAGTCAATGATATTTCGGAAGACGAGAGAGATGTAAAGACAGTGATTAAAAGCACTTGGCGCTGTTATATTCCTACAGCTTTAACTGCGGCGGCAACTATAGCGTGCGTAATAAGCGGGCATGCAACATCTGTGAAAACACAGAAAGGATTGATATCTGCATACACAATGCTTGATCGCGGTTTCAAGGAGTACAGGGAAAAGACCGTTGAGATTTATGGCGAGGAAGCAGATCGAAAAATTCGTGAAGCTATTCTCAATGGTAAAGCTGTTAATATTCCGTTTTCTACGGGTGAAGGTGAACTCTTTCATGACTTCTATTCTGGAAGATATTTCGAATCTAGTTTAGAAGCTGTGTATAGAGCGGAGTACGAACTCAATCTGCTTTATCATAGATACGGCTATGCGACACTCAATGAGTTCTATGATATTCTTGGTATTGAACCCGTGGACGGCGGAGATGAAATCGGATGGAGCATGGATGCATCAAGCCAGTTCTATGGGTATGATAGCATTGAGTTCGAAAATGAACGCATCATACTCGATGATGGGCTTCAGGCAAACTGCATTGTAATGCTATATCCTCCAACTGCTGACTTTCTTGTGTGATATTCGCGGAGGATGCAAATGCTTATATGAGGAGGTGTTAGTATATGAAAGGCAAATTACTTACTATCGGATCACTGATTCTTGCTGTGGCAGCTTGGATTGTTGACGGTCTTAATGAAGAACGTCGACTGAAACAGGCGGTACAGGAAGAATTAGACAAACGTGGGTTGACAGAAACAAAAGAAGACACTAACTAAGAAGGCAAGGGTCTCAGATTCGGAATTGAGCTGAGGCTCTTTGCTTTTATATTTAGAAAGGAGTTTGAATTATGAACTTTAAGGGAATCATCCCTGCTGTAAAATCATTTACAAAAAAGCATACACCTGAAATAATGCTGGGTGTTGGTATAGCTGGTTTTATATCTACAGCAATACTTAGTGCCACTGGTACCATCAAGGCTCTTGACAAGGTTGAACAAGCCAAAGATGAGCTTGAGGTTGACGAACTCACTGTCGGGGAGACTGTAAAAGCTGTCTGGACGTGTTATATTCCTGCAGTTATGACTGCAGCCGCTTCAACAACACTTTTAATCGGGGGAGCTAAAGTAAGCTCTAAACGAAACGCAGCTCTCGCTGTTGCATATTCGGTCAGTGAAAAAGCGTTGACCGAGTACAAGACAGCTATAGTAGAAACGCTTGGCGAAAAGAAAGCCAAATCTGTTATTGAAGCGGTTGATGATAAACTCATGCAGGATAGTCCTGTAACTAAGAATGAGGTTATCATTACTGAAAAAGGCAACACACTCTGCTATGATAAGCTCAATGACAGATATTTCAAGGCTGATATGGACTGCATCAAACGGGCAGAAAACACAATTAATTGTCAGATGCTTCGAGAGGGTTACGTATCCCTGAATGATTTCTATGACGAAGTCGGTCTCAAACATACGGCTCTTGGTGGCTCTCTTGGCTGGAAAGTAGATGATGGAATGATTGATATTTCATTCTCAACATGTCTCGCCGATGATGGAACACCGTGTCTGGTATATAGATTCTCACGTGAGCCAGGTCCAGGCTTTGATATGTACGCGTGAGAAACAAACCATATTATGAGGGAAAGACATCCCGAAAATTATTTTAAATGGAGGTATTACTATGGCAAAGGAAAAGGCAAAGGTAAAGGATATCGAAGAGGTCGAGGTTACTGAGGAAGTATTCGAGCCTGAAATCGAGGAGGAAGAAGCTAAGCCAACGAAGGGCTCTAAGGCGAAATCCATACTTAAGAAAATAGGTATGGGGATCGGTCTTGGCGCGCTTACTGGCGTTGCGTTCATTCTCGGAAAAAAGGTAGGACGTGAAGAAAGTGAGACTGAAGCTGTCAGATATCTTGAGACAACAATGGAGCCGGAAACCGAAGAAGTAATTGAATCCTAAAAGGATTTCAAATGGTCAGGCGAGGGCCTTGGTTCAGAAATGAACTGAGGCTCTTCGCTTTTATATTTAGAAAGGAGTAATCGTATGGATTATGCGAGCAATTCAATAAAAACAAGGGCTAAGAAAGCAGAAATAACAGCAGAACATCCTAAGAAGGAAATCAAGAAGATCGCTACCGCAACCGTCAAAAAAAAGTCCAAACTTGCAAATTTCTTTGAAAACGATATGAAGACTATCGTTGATTATATTGGAAAAGAAGTTATTCTTCCCGCTGCTAAGAAAATGCTGGTCGATGCTGGATGTGATGCTATTTCAATGCTCTTTTACGGCGATACAAATCATTCTCCAAAGAAACCAACTAACTACGGTTATGGTTCGGGGGTTGGCGTAAACTATACAAGATTTTCGTCTACAAGGGGTGAATCTATCAGACCAACAGCTCGTTACAGCAATTTTGTTTGTGATGATATTGTTCTTCCTAGTAAGGATGAGGCTAATATGGTCATAGACAGCCTCTGTGAAGTGATCGAAACATACGGCTGGGTATCGGTCGCAGACATGCATGAGATGGTCGGCATGCCTGTAGGATATACTGAACATAAGTACGGCTGGAATAGTCTCAGAACTGCTGATATTATTGCAGTTAGAGAAGGTTATATGATTCGTTTCCCTTCGCCTAGACCGCTTGACTGAGGAGGATATTTATGATCAAAAAAGTTCTAGTCACAAATGGACTTCCTAGGTCAGGAAAAGATACATTTGCGGCATTCGTCAGTGCATATATTCCTACGGTCAAATATTCATGTGTTGACGAAATAAAGAAGATAGCTAAATTTACGGGATGGGATGGTGAAAAAAATCCATCATCCCGTAAGTATTTGGCTGAGCTTAAACGGTTGACCACAGAATTCAATGACTTCCCATTCAAATGTTTGAGAATGAAGTTTAATGAATTCATGATGACTAAAGAGGACTCTGTACTTATATTTGACATTCGCGAACCTGCGGAGATTGAGCGGGCGAAAAAAGAGTTCGGTGCAGAGTCTATACTCATTGTCAATAACCGTTGCGAAAAGCAAGGTAATTACGCCGATGATGGCGTGATGGATGCAAAATACGACCATGTTATATTTAACAATGGAACCCTTACTGAATTTCAAAGAGAAACCTGTATATTCGTCCAGACTAAAATTCTTGATCGTCCGTTTACTTCGGCGGTCATCGATTTCTGTACGGACGAAACAATATTCAAATAATTTATATTTAGGAGGAAATTTTTATGAACTTTAAGAATAAATTAACAGCTGTTATGGGTAAAGCTAAGCTCGGCCTTAAGAAAAATGCTCCCGTAATTCTTTCTGTGGTAGGCGGCGTCGGTGTAGTTAGCGCTACGGTATTTGCTTGCGTGAAGACAATCAAAGCCAAGGATATTCTTGATGAGCACACTAGAGCAGCAGAAGCAATCGAAAAGGCTTCTGAGCTTCCTGAGGAAGAATATTCTGAGGAAGATAGAAAGAAAGATATTGTGGTTATGTATACAAGAACTGCTGTTGCACTTGCGAGAAACTATGCTATACCCTTCGCACTCATGAGCTTTTCACTTACTGCTATATTCGTATCTAATGCGATGTATAAGCAGAGAAACGCTGCACTCGCCGCATCTCTTGCATCAGTTACAACTGCATTTAATGAATACAGAGGTAGGGTAAGAGAAAAATTCGGTGCTGACGTAGATCGAAAGCTCCGTTACAATATTAAAGATGAGCTTGTTGAGGAAACTACAGTTGATCCTAAAACAGGCGAAGTCAAGACAGAAACTAAAGTCGTTGAATCTGCTACTTTAGAGCATTCCGACTGGGCACGTTTCTTCTGCGAAGATAATTCAAACTGGGTAAAGGACGCTGAAGCAAATTTCTTCTTCATTAAGTCTCAGCAGAATTATCTCAACGATCTTCTCAAGTCCAGAGGATATGTATTCCTCAATGAGGCTTATGAGAGACTTGGCTTCGAACCTACCGCTGCTGGTCAGGTTGTAGGCTGGGTATATGATCCTGAAGATGAGGACTGCGACTGCTGTATCGATTTTGATATTTACAATGGTAATGATCCTGCTAAGGTACTGTTTGTAAATGGTCAGGAGA